GAGAATTTTTCCAAACAAGCTGAAACTTACGGCAAAGTTGGCGCTGCTGCTTTTGTTGCTTTAACCTATCAGGCAATGGCGTATGCAGACAGCATCGCAGACGTTGCCAAAGCCAATGATGTTTCTGTAGATTCAATTCTTAAACTTAGCAATGCTCTTGGCGCGGCTGGTGGAAAAGCTGATGACGCTGGAAAGCTACTTGCTTCTTTTACCAACTTTGTAGACACAGCGGCTAAAGGTTCTGGCGATGCTCAAAAAGCATTTTCCAAAGTTGGCATTTCATTAAATGATATTGCTAGTCTTTCAACTGAAGATTTGTTTGGTAAGGCAGCTCAAGGTTTATCTCAAATCCAAGACCCGCTAACGCGCAACGCGATGGCAATGGATATGTTTGGTAAAGCAGCCAAGGGCGTGGATTTTATTGCTCTTGCCGATGGAATGAAAAATGGTTCAGGAGCTACAGCAGAACAAGCCAAGGCTTTAGAAGATGCCGCTGCCGCATTTGATGCGCTGGAGCAGTTTGGTAGAGATGCCATGTTAATGCTCGCAACAGAACTTGGCCCAATGCTTAAAACAACCGCAAGTTATCTTAAAGATATGACTGGCGATGTCAGCATTATGGGAGCAGAATTTAAAACTGTATTCCAAACAATTGCTGTTCTTGGCTCCGATGTTGAATTTATTTTTAAAGGCATTGCAAGGGAAATTGCTCACACAATTGAGAATGCAAAAGTTCTTGCAACCCAAGGCATTGATGCGGCAATAAAACTCAATCAATCTTACGATGCCCAAACAACAGCAGACCGCGCTGCCTTAGATGCTTACCAAGCAAAGATTATGGGGACGGCTCCAAATACTCGCGGTTCTGGATTTGATGACCCTCGCAAATTTAAAGCTGGTGGCCCAGTAAGAAAAGTTGTTGGTGATGTAGATGAAACCCGCAAAGCGCAAGCAATGCTGGATAAAGAACGGCGTGACCGTGAAAAAGAAGCTGATGAAGCTGAACGTGAATTTATACGTTTGGTGAAAGAACAAATGAGCCTTGAGCAAAAAGGGCAGGAGGCTCTTAATCAAGATTTTGATGATGGCGTTGTAGCTACGGGTCAAATGACGGACAACTACATCAAAGCCAATGAGCAAATGATGATTGCCCAAGAAATCCAAAGCCGTGACCTTGACCGCGCTCAGGAGCTATTTCGCTTGGAACAATACGGCGTCAATCTTCGCGCTGAAGACCTGCAATTGCAACGGGACATTCTCAACGCGCAAAACAAATATGCAGATGCCGTGCAAGCCATCAAAGACAATGAAGCTATGGCGTGGACAGACAAAGAAGCCGCAATGGAGCGCGAATTTGACTTGATGAACAAAACAGTTGACCTCGCCCAGAAACGGGCAGACATTGTTAAAGCAGCGCGTGAAGGAACGTTTGAAGGTGGCTTCATTGCTCAGATGGACAAAGCCTTGCGCGATATGCCAACCAACTTAGATATGGGCAAGCAAGCATTTGATTCTGTTTTCCAAAGCATGAACAGCGCTATTGATAACTTTGTTCGCACTGGCAAACTGTCGTTTAAAGACTTTGCTCGCAGCGTCATTCAAGACATGATTGCCATTCAATTAAAAGCACAGGCCACCAATCTTTTGGGAATGTTTACTTCCTCATTGTTTGGCAGCACGGTTACATCATCCGGCGTTTCAGCCGGTGGCTCATTCCGTCCAGCTATGGGCTATGCAAATGGCGGCGACCCTCCTGTGGGCATGGCGTCTATGGTGGGTGAACGTGGCCCTGAGATGTTTGTTCCCAAAACAGCCGGTACGATTATTCCAAATCACGCCTTGGCTGGTGCAATGGGTGGAACCACTGTAAACTACAATGGCCCATTCATTCAAAGCATGAGCGCAATAGATACGCAGTCAGGAGTAGCATTCTTGGCTAAAAATAAGCAGGCTGTGTTTGCGTCATACCAGTCTGCCAACCGTAGCATTCCGATGTCAAGGTAAAAAATGAGCCTTCAATCCATCCTCTCCATTGCTGAAACGGTTGGCATTAACGACCACAAGTTTGCCGGGCAAATGATGTCTCGCAATATGCGGATTAGTACATCTGAGATTCTGACCGTACAGCCATTTCAGTTCAGCATTAAACCTATGAACTATTTGCTCTATTCTCAGAATAGAGATGTGCTGTCCTCCTTGCGAGTTGCTGACCGAATCACTGAGCAATATTTGAACTTTGGTTCTACCGGCTGGGTAAATTACATTGCCTATGGCGGAAGCATGACAGGAATTCAAGCCGCCGCTTGTTTGATTCAGCCATCATCTGCTGGCAAAACCATTGTCTTGGGAAATCTTCCGGCAATTGCTTCAACTGATTTTATTGTTAAAGTAGGCGACTTTATCCAGATTGACCGATACGCATACATTGCTACCGCTAACGTTTTGCGTGGTGTTGGTTCAACTGTAAATATTCCAGTCCATCGTTCTTTAATTACAACTTTGGGTTCAACTCTTAACGCTGTTATTGGTCAATATGGAACGACAACATCATTAGGTGGATCCACTTATACTGGCGTGACTTTTTGCGTGATTGTTAAAGAATACCCAATTTATAACTTGGTGCCCATGACCAATGACAGCTTTATTTCTTGGGGTGGTGAGTTCAATGCAATTGAGGCAGTTCTATGAATGTAATCCCACCAGTCGTTAACACTAACGTCATTCGTTATGCTGACTTCTTTCGGTTGACGATGCAATCTGGAACGTATCTTTTTGCTACTACTCCTTACGAAATAACAATACCTTCAATTTCATCATCCCCGTTTTCAGCACTTGGTCAACTGATAAAGATTAACAGTGCCCAGCGAGACATTAAAAGCACCGCCAATGAGACCACGGTAACTCTGGTTGGTATTGATACGGCCATGCTTGGCATTGTGTTGGATAGTTATATCAAAGGCTCACAAATTGAATTGTGGCATGGCTTCTTTGATAGCAATAATCAATTGATTACATCTGGCGGCACTGGTGTTTACAAATACTTCAACGGCTATATAAATTCTTTTTCCATCTCTGAGCAATGGATGGATGAGGCTCGCGCTTACGTAGGCGTGGTCACCATCAGCGCATCTAGCTTCCAATTGGTGCTTCAGAGCCGCACAGCAGGACGCTACACCAATGACAATGCTTGGCAATCTGTAAACCCAGGCGATACATCAATGAATCGAGTTGGTTTTATTTCCACAATCAACTATGCCTTTGGAAGCAACGCGCAAGGAAGCCCGGCAGCCTCAAGTTCGCCAACTAGCCCAAGTTCTCCTAGCAGCCCGGACAGAGGATGATTCGGGACGCCAATAAATTTGATATGCCTGAGTTGATCGGCATGATGCGTGATTACTCAGCACAGGCACCCGCTATGGCGCTTCAAAGGGCCAAGGTGCATGACCAGTCGCACGTAGAGCAAATGATGGCCTCAATGATGGCAGGAAGGGGCTTTGTGGTGATTGATGACCAGAGCCGTGGATTCATTGCGGCAATCATTACAAACAACGTCTGGTGCCCGTCTGTTTTGGAATTGCATGAGTTGGCTTGGTGGGTGAAACCAGAACATCGAAACGGCACGGTTGGCGGCAGGCTTTGGAAAGAGTTTGATTTACGCGCTCAACGAATGCTGGCTGACGGTAAAATTGACATTGCTTGCACTTCAGTTCTTGCCAACTCGCAATTCATTGATTACACCAAGCGTGGCTATCAGCCGATGGAAGCAACATTTTTCAGAGAGCAATAAATGCCATCATCAATCATTATGGCGACTGTTTTTTCAGGCATGGCCGCTGGAACAGTTGCTTACGCAGTAACATCATTTGCCATCAGCATGGTGGCATCTGCAATTATCAGTAAAGCATTTGCCCCAACTATTGATAACAAATCAATAAATTCTGTAAACCCCGGAAACCCCGTACAGATTCCACCAGCCACGGATAACAAACTTCCAGTTGTTTACGGCACAGGCTATGTTGGCGGCGTCATTACTGATGTCAGCATTACTACTGATAACCAAAAAATATTCTATGTCTTGAGTTTGTCAGAATGCACAGGCAACGGAGACACATTAACATTTGGAAGCATTTATTTTGGCGGTAAGAAGTGCATATTTGATGTCACTGATTTAACAAAGGTTGTTGGGCTTTTGGATGAATCCACAGGATTGACGGATACTACTGTTAGCGGTTATTTGTACATGAGTTTGTACAACCGTGGTTCTTATTCTGGCGTGAATACTTCTGTAAGTGCCATTACAACAATGCAGAATGTTGGTTGTTCCTATATATGGGATACGACAAAGTTAATGACCAATTGCGCTTTTGCGATTATTGAAGTTATCTACAACCAGAATGCGAACCTAACAGGAATACAGCAGACAAAGTTCCAGCTTACCAATAGCCGCAGCTCACCCGGTGCTTGCTTGTTGGATTATTTGACATCTACCACTTACGGGGCAGCCTTGCCTTTGGCCTCAGTGGACACGGCTTCGCTGACTGCTCTTGATGTTTACTCAAGTGGCTTGATGACCTATACCCCATATTCTGGCGGCTCATCTACGATAACCAGATTCCGTTTTGATGGCGTGGTGGATACCAACCAGACCATAATGAACAATATGCAATTGATGGCTAGTTGCTGTGATTGCTTGATTCGTTACAACGAAATAACGGGCTTGTGGGGCGTGATTGTTCAATCTCCTACTTATACCGTAGCAATGGCGTTAAGTGATTCAAACATCATTTCATCCATTCAAGTTACGCCAACTGACATTGCCAGCAGCTACAACATTGCAGAAGTTAAGTTTGCAGACGGCAGCACGCAAGACACTTTCTCTACGGCTACTTATAACTTGGCTGTCATCAATCCATCTTTGATGTATCCAAACGAGCCGGTTAATAAACAAAGCATTGCGCTGCCACTGGTCAACAATAACATTCGCGCTCAGTACCTTGCCAACCGTTTCTTAGAAGCTGCACGGGAAGATTTACAGATTAAGTGCAAGATAAATTACGTTGGCTTACAGCTTGAAGCTGGCGACATTGTGACGCTGACTAATGGAAATTATGGTTGGACAAACAAGCTATTTCGCATTGGTCAAGTTGTAGAAAACTTTGAAGATACTGGTGAGATTTCCGCATCATTGTCTTTGATGGAATACAACCCGGCTATTTATGACGACATCAATATAACCCAATTCACACCAGCACCCAATAGTGGAATTGGTAGCCCATTAAACTTTGGCACATTGGTTGCTCCAGTCCTTGCTAGTTCAAATGTAGGTGCGGCAACTCCATCATTTAGCCTGGATATAACAGCTTCAAGTTCAGGAATCGTTCAATATGCAGAAGTTTGGTATAGCGCATATCCCAACCCAAGCGTGGCACAACGCATCTTTGCAGGAACTACGGTTGTCAATTCAAACGGCAACCCTTATACGCCAAACTTTACAATGGGCTTGGTTACATTGTCCAATATTGCTCAAGGTGATTGGTACTTCTTTAGCCGGATGGTTAATTCAATTGCTAGTAGTAATTTTTCGCCAGCATCAATTGTCTTCAAATGGCGCCCAACAACTTTCCAATATGTAGACCGTTACATTAATGTTCGATATGGCGACAATTTGTCTGGAGCAGGATTCACAACAAACCCGCGTGGCAAAAGTTATTACGGCTTGCAAAACACACCAAGCACAACTGGAAGCACAAACGCTTCTGATTATACTTGGTACTTAGCATCACCAACTTTTGCCACAGAAAATTATTTGTTATATGCAAACCGTAGCAATCGCAAATTTAGTTTTGCTGTAAACAACGCAGCTTTTGCAAATCTGACAGGTGCATTTGTACCTACAACCACTTCAATTTATGACACAACCGTCTGGGGCGCGTTGGAAGATGGCATTAACTCAATTGATCTTGATGCCCGTACAGGACAACTTACCACCGTTGGAACAACATCTGTAAGCAGCGCCGATGGTTTGCTGTCAGTCATCAATAACACCAATGGCAACATGGTGGTTTCATTGTCGAAATTCTTAAATTTTGGTGCAGGTGTTTATTCCAAAACTGCTTCAATATCATCATTGACTATTGATATTTATGGTCGAGTTGTTGGCTTTACTTCCCCTGATGAGTTTTATTACACAGAGACAGTTATTACAGCTACGGCAGGACAAACTACTTTTGCAGTACCTCATATTGTTGGTCAGGCTTTAGTATTCCGAAATGGCGTGTTGCTTGATACAACAGAATATTATGAAACAACAAGTAGCATTGTTTTAACTACTGCTTGCACAGTTGGTGAAATTATTATTGTTATCAATGTTCGGGCAACAAGTATTTCTGATTATTACGAGTCAAACAATATTACCATTGCCTCAAGTACAACCAACTCTGTTACGTATACAAATGAGACATTCCAAATAATTAAAGCTGGTGATTTGCTTTGTTTTACAAACACAGGAACTCCAACCACTTACACGGTGCAATCGGTTAACACCACAACCAATGTCATCACGTTTACAACCACGATTGCCGGGGCAACTGCTGGATTGACTATTTATCGTTATCGTGCGGCTGGTTCAAGTTACGTACCATTTAGTCGGTATACAACAACTTTTTCAGCAACTTCAACTTATACGCCTACCGCATGGGCTGTAAATAATGGGTTTGAGCAATTGTTTGTAAATGGTGCTGCATTGAATGAAATTGATTATGATATTTCAGGGCCAACTTTTAACGGCTTTCCAGCCGCTGTCACTGGCAACTTTACTGTAATCCAATGGGCACCAAATAACTTTGGCGTTCCTTGTTCCAATATTATTAACACAGTGACTTATTCTGTTGCAGGTGCTTTGGCCTACACTTACACAAGCAATCCATTGTCAATGGAGATTTATGCAAATGGCGCATTGCTTGCCAAGGGTTCTGGATATGATTACACCGCCACAGCAACAAACTGGATTCTGGCAACTGCATTTCCAGATGGTTCCACTTTACTTAATCAACAAACTTTCGCACGCGATGGAGCAGCTTAAATGACACAAGCATATAACTTATCTCAACTTGCCAACAATCTTACTTCTGCTGGAAAACTTGACGCCACAGATGGATTGGTCAATGCTGTACCGCTGGCAAACGGAGGAACTGCGGCAACAACAGCGGCTGCTGCTAGAACAAACCTTGGGGTTGCTGCTGCCATTTATGCGGTTCCTGCCGGTGGAATCATCCTTTGGAGCGGTTCAGTCGCTTCTGTTCCTTCTGGATGGTTTCTTTGTAACGGAGCCAACGGGACACCAAATCTTTTAGATCGTTTTGTTGTTTGTGCTGGTTCTGGATATGCCGTTGGTCAAACTGGTGGTGCTGCTGATGCCGTTGTTGTTGGTCATACTCACGTAGCACAATCAGCAGATATAAGTCATAGCCATTCATTAACAGCAACAACTTCTGGCTCTGATAGTCCTCAAGGTACGCTAAATTATCCCGTTTATAACGGAAGTGCTGGTGAAGGTGGAGGAACCGGAACTCCTTTGTCGCCTACTATTGGTGGAATGAGCGCAAATGCGACCCATACTCACACTATCAATACTGCCGGTGTTACTGGAATAAACGCCAACCTGCCACCGTTCTACGCTCTGGCTTACATCATGAAGTCATAGTAAAATTCAGCAAGACAAGACAAGATTCGTAGCCCCGCAAGTGTGTGGGGAGCGTCACTACCCGAGTATGGGGAATTTTTATGGCTGTCTTTAATCTCAATGCCCTGACGCAAGTCAGCGGCTTCTCTAATCCTATCATTGCCGGGGAATTGGTTTATAACCAAAAGACCTACTGGAATATGGCAATGACGGCGAACAGTTTGCCAGTTAACTTAACCGGCGCAACCATTGATGCTTCCATCATCCGGCGTGAAGTGACCAACATCACCGACACACGGAATGGCCTCACCTTTGACATTGCCGACTATAGCCCAGCACCAACTGCCGTAGCCTTGACCATTTCAAACCGTATTGATTTGGCTGGCACGTTTACCCTGGTGATTGATGAAACAACTTGGTCGGTGCTTTCAACTGACCCTGAGTTGGACATTAACGCCGCAGTTTGCGTTGGCTTCAGTGGTCGCATCAAGATTTCTTTCCCGGCATCTGGTGCAACACCTGCTGACGATTCAATAATCTTTTTGCTGTTCTTGGTTCGTTCGGATGGAGTAATTAACTAATGGCTAATATCAGCGTAACCGTTCAGGACGGCAACAACATCACACTGGTTAGCACGCCTACACCAACCCAAGTCATTACCATTGATCGAGGCATTGCTGGCCCTCAAGGGCCTGCGGGAGACCCCGGTGACCCTGCTGGCAGTCAATATCAAATCCAGTACAACAGTGGCTTAAACACTTTCACCGCCTCGCCAAACCTGACGTTCAATGGCAGTAATTTGGTCGTGCTTAGTTCGTCATCATCCGATGCCGTGCGTATTACTCAAACAGGTATTGGCAATGCCCTGCTCGTTGAAGACTCAACCAACCCTGATGCAACTCCATTTGTAATCAACTCCACTGGTATTGTTTTAATTGCGCGTTCAACAGCTTCAGTAATTGCCAATGGTGCTTTGCAAATTAACGTGCAGAGTGCGAGTTTCCCTGCGGTGATGACCAACACTGGCTCAACGTCATACCGGCCCCATTGGACATTAGCGGTTGCTGATACTGAAATTGCATCTATTGGTAGCACCAATACTGCCTTAACCACTTATGTTGGTGGCATACAGCGTATGTTAATCAACGCACTTGGTGGGACTTTGCTATCTCCGGGTACTGGCGCAGGCGCAGGTCTGACCGTAACTAGCACAAACTTATCCGGTGCAACCACAAACGTTGGCATTTATTCAAACACCACATTTGGTAGTTTAGCCACAACTCGTGGTGAAGGTTTCCAGACTATATTGGGCACAGAAGCCGCTACATTCACACTAGGTGAAATGGGGCATTTCAAAGCTACCCAAGGCACCATTGGCCTTAACTCTGTAGTTACAAACCAGATGGGCTTCTTTGCGAACTCATCCTTAACTGGAGCTACAAATAACTACGGCTTCTTCAGTGAGATTGCAGCAGCCACAGGGCGCTTCAACTTCTACGCCAACGGTACAGCCGCCAACTACTTTGCAGGTGATGTGGGCATTGGCACAAACGCACCAAGCTCAGAATTGCATATTGCTAAAAGTGAAGCCACAGCTTACAACGGTGCAGCCACTGACGGACAACTTACAGCAGGTTCTACCGTATTTATTCAACAGACAGCGGGTACAAATGCTGGTGTTGCCCAGATCGTATTCCAGCCCCGTACAACGTTCCCATATAACCGCATCGTAAGCAGTGGCGGCTCTGTTCCGTTTTTGACGTTTGTCACGAATAACGCTGAAGCTATGCGGATTGACAGCGTAGGCAAAGTGGGTATTGGTACTACTTCGCAAAATACAAAGCTGGAGGTTGCCGGAACGCCTGTGGCGACAAGTGGTGGTTTAATAACTATTCTAGACACATCAGCAACGGGACTAAATTCAACATTGGGGTCGCTTGTTTGGGCCTCTGGCCCCGGCACAGATTTCTATATCGGCAAAAAATCTGAAAGTGCAATTGGCTCACTGTCTTTTGGTGAAGCAAACAATGGCACAGAGTTTATGCGCCTAGACAATTCGGGCAACCTTGGCATTGGAACAGCCGCACCCGCTGCAAAGTTAGATGTAACAGAAAGCATCGCTGGAGCCATCACCACTGCACTAATGCTTCGCAACCCAAACAGCACAGTTGCAGGAACTGGGACAAAGATTTACTTTAGCTCTGTAGCTACCAACAATCGAGGCAGTTACATTGCTAGTGCGAACACCACTTCCAACAACAATACTTATTTAGCGTTTGGAACAAATGCTGCTGGTGCTGACGCCACAGAACGGATGCGCCTAGACTCCGCAGGCAACCTCGGCTTGGGTGTTACTCCCAGCGCTTGGAGTACGCTTCCAGCAATTCAGGTTTCAACCTATGGTGGATTATCTGCTGGTAATGGGTATACACGCCTTTCTTCCAATGCTTATTTGAGTACATATCCAAACACTTGGTCGTACATCAATAGCAATCACGCAACGCTATACGAACACGCTACTGGGCAGCACATCTGGAAAACAGCCCCCTCCGGCACCGCAGGCGCAGCCATCACATTCACGCAGGCAATGACGCTGAATGCTAGTGGCAACTTGGGTATTGGAACAAATGCACCAGTTGCTGTCGGCGCAAAAACTACAGTAGACATTGAAGGCATTGCCGGTGGTGCTTTGCGTTTATCTGACACTACGGCAAGTTTGTTTTTGGATTATGCAGACGGTATTGGTGGTCAATTGTCCGTCAATGCAGCAGAGCCAATGGCGTTCTTGACCAATAGTTCGGAACGTATGCGAATTGATAGCGCAGGCAATGTGCAAGTTCAAGATGGAGCAATTGTCGTATATGCCCCAGCACCGGCAGCAATCAGCACCACGGCAACGCTTACCAATGCAAACATTCAAGCGCAAATTATCAACACCACAGGCACAACCTACACGGTGACGATGGCACTTGGAACAACGCTGGAAACATTGGTTCCGTGGGCTTCTGTTAATACTGGCTACGATTTCACAGTTATCAATACCGCATCTGGAACCATCACAATGGCGGTTAATACTGGCGTGACGGCTCTTGGCGCATTGACAATTCCAACGGCCACATCTGCTGGCTTCCGTCTTCGTAGAACGGCGGCAAATACTTTCATCATGTATCGACTTCGTTAAAGGAAATTAAAATGACAACTTACCTCTGGACAATTGTTCAAATGAACCGCCTAACCTCTGATGATTTCGTGGTCACGGTGCACTACAACGTGAGCGCCACAGACGGCACATACCAAGCAAGCACGTATGGAACCACCAGTTACACGCAAGAGGCGGGTGAAAGCTACGTCCCTTATGCTGACCTCACTGAAGAACAAGTGGTGGGCTGGGTGCAAAACACGCTTGGCAAAGACACTGTGGAAGCAAGTCTGCAAAGCCAGATTGACGCCCAGGCTAACCCAGTGGAAGAAGCTGGCGTTCCTTGGTAAATTAACGGGACGTTGCCACCCGCCATTGGCAACACTTTGAAAAGGAAATCAACATGAGCAAAGAAAAAAGCCCTCAAGTTGTCACCATCGACGGCGTTGAACATGATGCCAATTCATTCACTGAGCAGCAGATTCTTCTGTTGAACCACACAGTGGATTTAGACCGTAAAATTGGCTCTATCCAGTTCCAATTGCAACAACTTCAAGTCGGCAAGGAAGCGTTTATCAAGATGCTGAAAGATGACTTGCAGACCGTTGAATCGAAAGACTAAAAATGTCACCAGAAGACCGCGCTATCCTGATTGCAGACATCACAACCGCCATCAAAGGCGTGGCTTCTGGTTCTTCGTTATCTGATGATGAACAACGATGGGTTCGGATGGCTATCCAAAAGGAAGCGCAAAGCATTGAACTTCGCAAGGCCATCATTGAAAAGACCCTAGGCGGTTTAGCTTGGTCAGCAGTGGTCGGATTCGGTTATATGGTTTTAAGCTGGGCCACCAGTCATGGCTATAAGCCGTGATTGACCCCTTTACAGCCTTTGCAGCGGCTCAAGCAGCCGTCAAGGGAATTAAGGCAGCCATTGCCCTAGGGAAAGACATTCAAGGGGCCAGCACTGATATTCTCAAGTTCTTTGATGCCAAGGACACGCTAACAGTTGCCAGCACCAATCCCAAGAAGGCTGGTGTCAAACGCTCTGATATGGCTCGTGCGGCTGAGTTGGTCATGCAAGCCCACCAAATCCAAAAGGCAGAAGCAGACCTGCGTGAATACCTAATCTACACCGGCAACGCTCAGATTTGGGATCAAATCATGATGGAGCGCAATCGCATTCAAGCTGAACGTAGGGCAGATGAGGCCAAGGCAAAGAAGGCTCACGCTAAGAAGCTGAAACAGATTCAAGATGCCGCAACATTGACGATGGGGGCCATCCTGTTGACCATCTTAATTTACCTCACAATCAATATCACAATTGAAGTCACAAAGTAAGGAAACATCATGCTACTAGACGGACTACTCAACATTGGTTCAAAACTGATTGACAAACTTGTGCCTGACCCAGAGGCAAAGGCCAAAGCGCAATTAGAACTGGCTCAGATGGCGCAGAATGGTGAACTGGCTGAAATGGCAAATGCCACAGACGTTTATAAGACTGAGCAGAATAACGTCACGGCTCGATGGTCAGCGGATATGGCGGCAGACTCTTGGTTGTCCAAGAACATTCGCCCAATGGCTCTAATCGCTATCTTCATTGCCTTCTTCCTGTTTACAGCAATGTCTGCCTTTGGTTACCGGGCGCAGGAATCGTATGTGCAATTGCTTGGTCAATGGGGCCAGATTGTGTTCCTCGCATACTTCGGTGGTCGCACAGTTGAGAAGCTGGCAGAAATGAAGATTCGCAAATGATGCTGACACCACACTTTAGCCTTGAAGAATTGACGGTGACCGACCACCGCGAGTTTGACAACACGCCAAACGACATGGAGAAAAATAATCTCAATCGTCTGGCGGCTTTGCTTGAGCAGGTCAAGGAAGTTATTGGCGGCAAGCCTGTGATGGTGAACTCTGCGTTCAGGTCTAAGCAAGTCAACGATGCCGTGGGTAGCAAGGATACGTCCCAGCATCGCATCGGATGTGCAGCCGACATCCGAGTACCGGGTATGACGCCAGACGCTGTTGTGCGGGCTGTAATCGCGTCTGGCATACCGTTTGACCAGATCATTCGGGAGTTTGATCGCTGGACGCATATCAGCGTGCCTAACCAACCCGGTACAACACCTCGCAAGCAAGCATTGATTATTGACCGGGCTGGAACTCGCGCATTTACTTGATAACAGTACGTTTTTGAATTTCGCGTTCAATATACCAACGTGCTTTTCTCAAATCTTCTATTGCATCTAACTTGAGATCGGCTCTCCAGATGTACTTGACAGCGTTACCAAGGTTGAAGCCCATGTGTTCGGTAACCTGAATACACTCCACACCTGACGGGTGGCTAGTGTAATGCGGAGGATGATTAACGAGATCGGTCATACTGTTTTCCTTTTG